CTCATCGCCACCTCCGGACTAGCAAGCTAGTCCGACGGCGTGTGTACAACCTGACACTAAAGGGTTCTTCGGCCTCTAAAAGAGGAGAAGAATCCACGGTGCCTTCAAAGAGACCCTTGCGGAGAAGCAACATATCTCGTAAAACGAGACGTGTTGGTTCAACTGGGGACCTCAAGGAAGATATACGAGTAGGTGACTTTGCGCCTTCGGTATGATACCGAAGAAGCATAGACCACCCAGCTATATCTTTCTGGATTGAAGGGGACTTAACATCATAAACGAGGTACTCGAGTCTTTGTAGACTCTTGTTACTTCGTCGACGCTTAGGTCTTCTGTCGAGCGCTACTAAACGTAGACTAGGGCATGAAAGATTCATGCTATCGTCTGGAATCGGGCCGTATATACGGTACAATTCTTCTACGATATAATCGTATGCGTTGTAGTAATGTCTATCAAAGAGCGAGTTCGCGTAAGCGATCCAGCTTGTATAGACCTCAGGGCAACGGGATGATGACCAAACCGTCCTAAACCGGACGGGTGTGACCTCTTCGCCTTTGTAGGCATCTAGGCCACACGATTCTCTGAAGAATCCGCTGGTGCAACTCTTATCATGGTTGATTTTCAACCCGAATGATTCGAGTCGTTCGATTGCGTTCACGGCGTAAGCCGTTGGGACAATCACATCGTCACCGTACACGTAGATACTACTTCTAGTATCTGCATCCTCAACTCCGGCGGCAAGAATTGCCCAGATAGTTAGTGCCATGATAGGAAAGCATAATGCTGACCCCATGGGCGCAAACTTCTGTAATGGCAATATAGAACCGTCCGGTAACTGAGTACATGAACTCCTACATGCCGTCAAATATTCAAAAATATTTGGTGGGAATAGTAGGCGAACTAGATCAAGACTTACTCTATCTGAGGCCTCTTTGAGGTCCAGAGTCGAGTACCTTCCTGATCTACTGCTTTGTTTAGCAGCGGATCTGTTGGGTTCTTGATCGGTGAAACGGACATTATCTCTTGTGAGATGATGCCCTTCCACTAACTCAGTAATGGCACGCGATAATCCCTGCTGAATCCATTGAAAATCAACGGGTTCACATGAGATTAGACGTGGTCCACGCGAGTCCTTCGGAACGAGTACAACTCGTGCCGGAAGACTATCGTCTGTAATGACGGAAAAGTCATCCAGACAATCACACACGTGTCCTAGAGAGGCGTAAAAATACGCGTCTAAGGGATATTTGTGTGTGATAGTCCTACTGACATTCGTCCACCGAAACTTGGTCCAGAGTTGCTGCCTTGTAGCAACAGCTCCAGGCCCGTGTTTCGGCACGATATCAGAAGGATCGAAACGGCTAAAAACACTACTAAGTAGTATTTTAGCTTCACGTGCGATAGAAACCGTATCATTGCTCGTAAGAGGAATGGGACGACGCCTACCGCATTTCGTAAGAGCGGATTCAATTTCTTGAATCCGTTTAACGATAACTGATAGATCGTCTTCGGCGCTTTTAAACGCCGAGACGACTTGTTGTTCTTGTTCATGTGTATATGGTAATTCGTACTTATAAAAACAGTACAGAATCATTCGTATATGCTTGATGCAATGGACACACGGCTCCTGTAAGGGTACTCCGTCGGGTGAGAAGACATGAATGAAAAGTTCTCCGAGAAACCTCGGTAACTTAGTACGCTCATAGGGTTTAAATCCTATGGACGTGCAGTCAAACTGTTCCTTCTCTAAAAGGGCCTTGTCAAAGGCCTTGCCGAGACGGGGTAAGGTTTTCGTTAGAAAACCCAAACCTTCAGAAGAGACTCTTTGTCGAACCTTTTTCAAGGTGAGACGAACAGTCTTATTGTTAAACACAACTCCATGCGACGTTTGAACGTCGTGGAGTAGTGCAGCGATGAGTTCAACTTCATCTAGGCTCTTATTGATAACCATAAGGTATATCTCCTAGAGCATGCATACACTCCACGATCATCGAACGAACGTTAACTACATAACCTACAACACCATGAATGGTATTATAAGATCGAGTCTCCTGCCAACAGTCGGAAACGGAAAACGCTGGAATATGCCGTATACAGTGTATACGCCACATCTAGTCGATTTCTGGATTTTAACTGCGGGCGGGGCGACTACATACGGGCTTCCAGAGACATTAGACGGCTACTACGTAGGCGGAGCAGTGTACAAGTGTCGCGTCCGGTTGGACGTGAACTCAGTGCAATACTTCGACTTCGCCAGTGGCGCCTTTAGTCTCGCGGAATTAACGTAATATAGATAACGAGTACTACGACTAGCGCAACAGGCATGAGGATTTTAATCCACAAGCATTGCTGCGCAGTCGCAATAATGAACTGCATATTCACAAGTGATTACAAACCACCTGTGAGTAATGCCGTTGCACCGCTGCCAGTGCCATCGAATAACACAGTCGTGGCTGCGCCAGTAGTGGCGAGAAACGACTGGAGGTTAGCGAGGACATTAGCTAGCTCGGTAGCTGCCGCCAGGGCTCCGATTGGAGCATCCAGGACGACATAAGCCGAGATCGTAACAGGAATTGTCGTATCTACGGTCGACATGACAGTTTTGTCAAATCGAACGACAGAACGACGTCTCTTGTTAATTCCCGTACCAGTCTCAAGATGTTGAATCTTAAGCCGATGCGGTAATGAGGGCGCCTCAGTGATGAGAGCGAACTCCGTTTGGCGGTCCGACGTGGCTAGGCGCTGGAACTCTTGTTCCGTGCCGGCCGAGTTCTTGATCTCGTTCGTGTTAAGTGTATTATTTAACATGCTTATGATGTTTATAGTGGAAACCACTCGAATGGGTACTACCCATTCAGTTTGTTAGCGTCTACGTCGGCTTAATACCAACGCGGCGCCCAGACTGAATTCAGTAGAACTCAGCCCGCTCATGTTAAGTGAGCTGGTCGAAGGGTAACCAACTGAACGTCTGTAGGACGTCTCGCTAGTTACACATACGAGCTTCTTAGTGGGAGTGGGGAACGAATACCCTTGTATCGCATTTCCTACTTTCGTAGAAAATGAAATACGTCGGGATCGTTTCACACTCCATAAGAAGTCTATTATGTTTATCTGCGGTTCCATGTTAGCAGTTTTGAATTGACCTAGCCATCGGCTTATGCCGAAGACCCAGTCAACAACAAAACTCCAGGGGATTGCGTTCCAGATAATTTGAGGGTTAAGGTTAACCCCAAAGTGATCTAGGAGTAGCAATACGCGAGCATGCTCGCGCTGGTATGAAGTAAAATTGTAATTATACTTCATTTGTGCATGGAACACGGTCGGCGAATAGTGAACCTGACGATCAGCGATAGTAGACCAATTGTAGTGCCACCCGATCCATGGATTGGATCCTGTGGTACTACCTAGGTTCTGCTCATCGCTGAGGATGTCAGGATATTCGATTCCAATACGGCTATAATGCCGCATTTGGACCCGACCTTCTCTTGCAACGAGATCGTTCATACGTTTCTCGAGCAAGATCATCGACGCATATAATGCGTTGATGTCAGATAACAACGGCTGAATGTTAAACTTCAGTTGAAGATAACTATCAGACGATGTACGGACCAATTCCTTGAGAATCTGCTTTAGGGTCTTGAAAGCCCCTGTAGCAGTTTTAATAATACCATTCTTCGAAAGAAGGGTATTAATATTCTTGAGGGAATTAGGCAAAGAAACAAAGTCTTTTAGCTCTATTGTAGAGTTAATGAGACTAAGTTTGGCCTTAATGTCAGGAACCATAGTGCTTAAAGCATTCTGGATCAAGGCATCAAGGTCAGTAGGCTGTGGTACGAAACCATAGTCTACCCTCTTTGTATAAAACGCGGGAAGTCCATTATTGAACTTCCCGAGCGGTCCGTAGTCACTATTAGAAGGAACGCCGTAGAATGGATCATTGTGATCTGCTATATAAGCGACTTCTGGTCCGAAGTCGGTCTTATGTAGAGTCACTGATCTGCTCATAGTCGTTGGTAAACATTCGAGACGATAATGTTCGAATGATTTCCAACGCTTACGCGAACCCTCGTCGTTGGGAGTGATCTCTTCATAGTTAGCCGTAAACGGCAACTTTAAATAGTCATTCCTAACGAACGTCCAAGGAGGGTCGTAGTAAGAATTAGTCTCATCGGGCCTGTAAGCTATACAGTTTACAGAGTCGAATGAGGCCGGCATAACTTCCGATCGTGATGATGTTAACATAACAGTGGAGTTAAACGTAGTTTAACATGAGGTGTGCACCAACAGGGTGC